GCAAAACGGTTTGGGTCAAGAACTGCAAAGTTGGCAACTCTGCCAACGGGATTGTGTTTCACGATTACAAAATTGCGGAGGCGGCATGATTGAAAAAAATTTTTCTGAAACATCACATAACTGTCAGCAGTGCCGGGTGCGTAACGCAACCCACAAGGTTCCGACATCTAACGGTCAGGCTTTCCGTTGGAAGTGCGAGACGTGTTTTAAAAAATTAGCCCCGAGCGGGTTCAAGGACAAAATAGCATGAACAGAGAAGACATTATCCGCATGGCGCGGGAGGCTGGGTTCGCCGATGGGGTTGTAGATGTTGTTGGGTTTGAAGGCTTCGCTAACTTCGCCGCCCTTGTTGCCGCGCATGAGCGGGAACGCATTATCGCAGCCAACGCCCCAGAGATTGAGAAGGTCAACGAATACATTAAGGCACTGGAGAATAGTATCGCAACCGTTATCCGCGCAAGGGAGGAGAAATGACCTACACCTGCTTACGGTGCGGCAGACCTATCCGCACAATCATTGTTAACTGTCCGTACTGCGGGAGGTGCCCGTTATGACTGACCGAGAACTAATGGATAAGGCTTGGGATTATTTGGCAAGCTATACCGTGGGGGAGCGACCAAATTCTTCAGATGTTAACGATTTGGTCTTTGCCTTAGAAAGTAGGCTGGCGCAACCAGAGACCCCCGATGTCACCCCTGATGTCACCCCCTATGTGATTGACTGCGGTCAGTGGGTCGGGCTGACGGATGAGGAGATTAAATCCTTGCCAAGTTGGTGGCCTAGTTACGAGGAGGCTCCGGCTTTGGTTCAATTAGTTAAAGATGTAGAGGCCAAGTTGCGGGAGAAGAACGGTGGCTAAGTTTCTCTGCTGGCTGCGCGGCCACAGGAACTTGGTTGCTTTTGTAGACGCAGACTACCAACGAAGGCACGACGTATGTGACAGGTGCGGGGCAACCCTGCCGATCGGATACCCCTACCACAAGTATTACGAGAACAAAGATGTTTAATCGATACGACGACGTTTACAGCGGCGAGTTTTTCAACTCGTTGTTAGATCAGGTCAGGCATTACGGCTATGACCTTCTTGCTTACTTGTTGGGGGACGGGCAATGAGAGATGAAGTTGTCGAAGCTCTGCGTCACGCAGGCGAGCTAACCCTGCCGCAGATCAAGGTAACGGGTAACCGACGAGCCTTGGTGAACTTGATGACGAAGATGTGCTTAGAGGGCCAATTACACCGGCGGATGGTGTCGGGGCCGAAGGGTGATGTCTGGGCATACATCGCGGTAGATACATCAGGCCCGTACCTGCGTGGAGAACCGGACTATTGTTACTACCTGCGGACACTTGGTAAAGATTTAACAGAAGGAGAGAGCGATGCTTGCGTATTGGTTTAGGTTTGTGAATGATGACGGCGAGCCCACTGGGTACATGGGTTTAGTTAGCGGGTACAGTCTTGACGACATTTACCTGCAGATTGACGAGTTCGGCGATCCCGGCAGAGTTGAGATACAGACAGCAAAATTAGGTGGAGTCTGTTGGAAAGAAACGCTTTGGGAAGAAACTTGCACCGAAGAAGAGGTTAACCGAACCGAGCTTGAAATCACCGACATGATTCCAGACCAGTTTGAGTCAAAGGGATGGAAAAAACCAAGGTGGCAGGAATCTGAAGAAGAGTTCACTAAGACCTTTCTTCGGGTTCACACCGGGTCAGAGTCAATTTGACTAACGAAGAGAAGCGCCACCTCAGCCGGGTGGCAGCACTCGGCTGTATGGTTTGCAGGAGACTCCACGGCCCCCATGATCCGGGGCCTGTGGAGATCCATCATAAAAGGTCCGGCACCGGGGCTGGCAGGCGCTCCAGTCACTTCGACGCCTTTGGTTTGTGCGTAGAGCACCACCGCGGGAACACGGGCGTACACGGGCTAGGGACTAAGGGATTCGTTAAGCACTACGGGTTTGATGAGGCCGATCTGCTGCAGGATGTGCGCGATCTACTAGGGTAGGGTTTCCCCTAGTAAATATTTTTGCTCAAACCTCACACAAAAGATTTTAGCTGTGAGACTATCTGTTCATGCACTGCACTTCGCGGGGCACAAAATCGAAGGAAAGCGAATCATGAACAACGACATCATCTTCAACGAAGTAGACCAACTGGGCGAGTTGCTTGGAGAGATCAAGCGCTTGCAAGATCGTGCTGACGCAATCAAGGCAAAACTTAAAGACAAGTTGAGCCTGCAGGAAGTTGGCGCTGATGGCGTCCAGCGCTTGGTTGTCAACGGCGCAATCTACAAGGCAGTGTGCAACGCAACTGACGTGGTCTCCACCGATACCAAGAAGTTGTATGCCCACTACGGCATCACCGAGGCTGTGCTGGCCAACTTCAAGAAGAAGCCAACCGCACGCTACACCGTTGAAGTTTCCGTCAACAAGTAAACACAACGCCCCCCTCGGGGGGCAACAAGGAGCGAATCATGGAACGTAATGTTGAATTTGAATCTCTGATTGAGAAATGCGCTGAACAGATGTGGGCCAACGTCCAGCGGACCGGCGGCATCCACATTAAGGATGATCAAAAGCACGATTTTATGAGCCGGGCGATCACTAACATCGCGGCTCGAATGATGGGTGACTTGTCTGACGAGCAGAAAGACCGTTGGACTCGTTGGCTCAGTAACTGATTTTCAACCGCCCCTACGGGGGCATTAAAGAGGAGGCCATCATGGCTAGTTACGAAGAACTGAAAGCGCAAGCAGACGCACTCATGAAGCAGGCGGAGGACGCTCGCAAGCAGGAAAACCGCGAGACGATCGCTGACATCAAGGCGATCATCCGCGAGAAGGGAATCACAGCAGAGCAGCTTGGCTTTGCCCCTGCGGGTAAGGGATCGCGCAAGCCAGCCCCGGCCAAATACCGCGACCCGGTATCAGGCCAGACTTGGGCGGGACGTGGCCGCACCCCAAAGTGGCTCAACGGCAGCCGCGAGCAATACGCGCTATGAGCGAGTATTACGAGGGAATGAAGGCAGGTGAGACCTTGATCATTGCTGAGATTGAGCGGCTTGCTGGCGGGGCTGAGACGCCCCAAGAGCAGGCAATCCTGATCAGCTTGCTCAACCACCTAACGCTCAAGTATCCGGAGGCGGAAACAGTCTAAAAATATTTTTACCAAAGGGGTTGTGAGCCCCTTTTTTTGTGTATACTGACTTCACTGCACTAACGCAGCAACATTGAAGGAGAAGAGAATGAAAACTGCAGACCGCCTAGTCAACGTGATGGAATACCACCCAACGATCGCCAAGGCGATCATCGAAGACCGCTCGCGGCTTCTTGGTACGACAACGCACAAGTGCTTCTTCGTTTTTGACGACGATAGCGTGATCGTTCGTGACGGCCTCGGCTTCTGGTACACCGAGACCCTTGGGTTTGCCAATGACGAGATCAGCGAGAACTGGCTCTAAATCAACCCGGCCCCTACGGGGGCCACTACAGCGAGGAGAAGAGAATGAACCATATCCACAAACTACAGCAGGCACGCGGCGAAGCGGTCGAGCGTGTTTTGTCCATGAAAGACCGGATCGAGGAGCTGCGGGTTCACCTGCAGAGCAGCAAATTCCAGCCGCAGGCGGACGGCAGCCGCGGGGACTGGATGAGCACCGCAGACATCCACAACTGGCTGCGCTACATCGAGGACCCAACGATCGACGAGGAGCTTTATGGCAAAGCGTAACCCGGTAGTCCGGGACCTAATCCAGCGGCCTCCCCGAGGGGCCGGTAAGCACAAAGATAAACGCAAAAGGGAGAAGCAGAATGAGAATCGAAGCAACGATTCGTAGGTTCACCGTGCTCGTTATTCCCGAGCATTGGTGCTGGTCTGAGTACGCTGACGGACAGTACGGTTTGGCTATCACTTACTGGCGACGAGCTAAGTGGCAGTATGGCGTGCGTTGCAGCCTTCTGTGGGGCCGCAAACGACCGTTCGTAAGGGTTACGACCTACTCGTGTCCTATAGCGGGAACGGCAGGCACTGTTAGCCCTTTGAAGTGCGTGCTACCGCACACAAACGCTCACCTGTATCGGTGGCGTAGAGACTAGGGTTTGTCCCTAGAAATATTTTTACCAAAACCCACACAAGTGGGTTTTTTTATGAGACTATTTGTCTACGGTCACTTTGATCGTAACCAAAAGTGAAGGAAAGCGAATATGAGAGCAATCACCAAAGCAGCGCTGGCCATCCCCGAGATGGAGTACGCCTTTGAGATCATCTGCGCGGACTCCCGTAAGGAGCCGGACGAGTTCACCGATCAGGAGATCGTGGACGAAGCAGAGTACCGACTGTCCTGTTTCTTCGAGTCTGGTCATGACAACGACGAGGCTCGTCGGGGCGAGTTCGGCAAGGAGGAGAAGGCCGCAGCCTTGAAGAATGTCCGGATGATCAAGGCGTTCCTGAAGAAATACAAAACCGCGGACGGCCGGTACAGTAGTTGGGTCAAGAACATTTAGACCGGGGGGGGGTTCGCCCCCCTAGGGTTTGTCCTAATAAATATTTTTGCAAAAAACTTTGCGCAGGCAAAAAAGTGTGAGACTATTTGTCTACCGGATCAATTCAATCCGAACAAAAGCGAAGGAGAAGAGAATGGAATACGGAGAGATCTTTCAGACGTTCATGGGCAGCGGCAAGCTCGACGCCAAAGGCCGCGAGATCGGGTACGCGGTAGTGTTCCGCGACAACGGCACCGACTTCCGCTGCTACGTTCAGAACACCCGCAAGGTCAACGGAGAGTGGAAAGAGTTCGGAGTACCCCAGCGCAGCCGATCATTCACCTCACAGCAGGCAGCGGCTAACTGGGGATACAAGACCGCGAAGGAGCGGTTGGCAAAGTAAGAGAGGCCCTTCGGGGCCTTTTTTGATATACTTAAGGTTCCACAGGAGGGTCTGGCAAACGTCGCAGGTTCACAAGACCTCATGGCTGCCGAAGCGCAAACACTAGCCCCCTTTAAGCGAACAACAGCGCTCTCACGCAAGAAAGGTCCTTCGGGGCCTTTTTTGTTGCGAACCAACAAGGAACCAACAAGGATCCATCTTGGTTCCAACAAGGTTCTAGCACGCTGACAAAATACCTTGTAAAATCAAGGTTTCACCGCAACGAGACTGAAACTATGTCGGACGCGACGAAACGCAAGAAGGCGATCACGCCTGCCGCAAAGATCGAGGGCGCATTCGAGGCCGCAATGGCCGCTAAACGCCAGCAGGAGATGATCACCGCAATGGGTGGCACTCCAGTACCAACCGCGCTAGTAAAGACCACTGGAAGGCCATCTAAGTACAGTGCGGCTATAGCACAGGAGATCTGCGAAGGACTGGCTGAGGGAATCCCGTTGAGGGAGATCTGCCGCCGGGAACATATGCCTGAGTGGCGTACTGTTTATGATTGGATGAGGCGCGACGAGACTCTTTCCACATCTATCGCGCACGCACGCGACATTGGCTACGATAAAATGGCTGAGGAGTGTTTGGCCATAGCGGATACGCCCGTAGAAGGGCGCAAGATCGTTGAGACTGATGACGGGAAGGTCATGTATACCCGCGAGGATATGCTGGGCCACAGGAAGCTCCAGATCGAGACCCGGCTGAAGTTGCTGGCCAAGTTCAACCCTAAGAAGTACGGGGACCGGGCAATCCTTGCGGGTGATGCAGACAACCCGCTGCAGGTGAATATTCAGGCGACTGAAATGTTCGATAGCATCCTCAAGAACGCCGAGATGACGCGGCAGATCGAGGAGTGACCTCCCATTTTTACCCTAGAAATGGGGTGCAAAGTGGGAAATTGTCTCGATCGATCGTTGGTCATTACCGATGAAAGTGGGAAATCTCGTCAAAAGCGGGGGTAAATTGCCTTCCGACGTGGTCGAGATCCTCAAAGACCCGGAAACCAAGCGCAAGTTCCTCACGCTCCCGGTCGAGCAGCAGGTGGCATGGGCATGGCGTATGGGGTGGCTTCAGAAGGCTCACAAGCACCAGATAATGCCTGCCGGTGACTGGTGGAGTGTTGCCTTACTTCTGGCTGGGAGGGGAGCGGGAAAAACGAGAGCGGCCGCGGAGCAGATTGGGTGGTGGGCATGGACCCAGCCCGGCACACGCTGGCTAGTAGCGGCTCCTACGAGTTCTGATGTTCGCTCGACTTGCTATGAAGGCGATAGCGGCCTAATGAGCGTAATACCACAGGCGTTGATCGCGGACTACAACAAGGCGCTGCATGAGATCAAACTCACTAACGGCTCGCTGATCAAAGGCATCCCGGCGTCGGAGCCCGAGCGCTTCCGCGGTCCTCAGTTCCACGGCGCGTGGTGCGACGAGTTGGCTGCGTGGGAGTATTTGCAGGAGGCGTGGGATCAGATCCAGTTTGGGGTCCGGCTAGGCAAGCAGACGCGGATCATCTGCACTACTACGCCGCGGCCCAAGGACCTGATCATTGACCTGATCGGCCGGGACGGTGACGACGTGGCGGTGACTACGGCATCGACATATACCAACCTCGACAACCTATCGGCGAACTTCCGCAAGCAGATCCTGCAGTACGAGGGGACGACGCTAGGTAGGCAGGAGATCTACGCCGAGATCATCGACCCCGAGGAGTCGGGGATAGTGAAGCGCGATATGTTCAGGCTCTGGCCCGACGGCAAGCCGTTCCCGAAGTTCGAGTACATCATCCAGTCTTATGACGTGGCGACCTCGGAGAAGGTCCAGAACGACCCGACAGCGTGCATTACGTTCGGGGTGTTCAAGCCCTTGGACGGGCCGATGTCCGTGATGGTGATCGACTGCTGGCAGGAGCGGCTGCAGTACCCTGACCTGCGGCCGAAGGTGGTCGAGGAGTACGGCACGGTCTACGGGGAAGGAAAGGAAAAGAAGCGGGTTGACCTGCTGCTGATCGAGGACAAGTCCGCGGGGATCTCGCTGATACAGGATCTTCAACGGGCGCACCTACCGATCCGGGCGTACAACCCCGGCAACGCTGACAAGCTGCAGCGGCTTAACATTGTGAGCCACATCATTGCTCGTGGCCGGGTATGGATACCGGAGAGCAGCAACAGGAAGGGCTATGTGCGGGACTGGGCAGAGGGGTTCGTCAGCCAGATCTGCTCGTTCCCTGAGTCCACCCATGACGACTTTGTGGATGCCTGTACGCAGGCCCTGCGGTTCCTTCGGGACAGCGGGTGGTTGGAGGTGGACCCGCCGCCCGAGGATGATTGGGACGAGGATGACTATGTGGATAGCGGCAGATCAAGGCGTGCGGCCAATCCGTACGCGCAATAAACCTGTCATCAGGATGATGGGGTACGCGAGTAAAATGCTGGTGGGCGATGTGCCCTACTCGAAGGAGGTGATCATGGTGGGTGGATTCTTTGATGGCGACGACAAGTCGATCGCTGTTGTAGCGGAGCGGATTGAGTTTGAGGCCGAGCACAATGTCTCGGAGTATTCAGAGCAGACGATTGAGAACTTCAACTTGACGGTGGCGTTGTTGAATTGCGTCGGCGACATGGTCAAGCGTATTGACTACCTCCTGAACGGGGACGAAGACGAGGACACGTTTCTCGCGCTTTGGGCTGATCGTTTTGGCGTTGCAGAGTCCGAGGATGCCGAGGATGCTGAGGACGAGGGTGAAGAAGGCGAGTTTGACGAGCAGACCGACGACTAACTAACGTCGATCAGGTCACCCCGGAAGTCCAGCATCCCTTCGGAGTGCTTCCGGGCGATCTCTGGCCACATCAGTTGGCCATTGCGGATGGTAAGAACCGCAAACCCAGAGCGCCAGTTGGCCGGGTTGTCTTCCATGTAATCGCTGAACTGTGGGCCGTC